TGTAAGAATTTGGTCATTTGGAAAGTTAGTATATCAAGCATTATTATCATTGATGATGGATGAAGATTACGGCGATATCACAGATCTTAAGGTGGGTACTGATGTTAAAATTAAGTGCACTAAACCTCCTGGTCAACAGTGGGCTAAGACTGAAGTATTGCCTAAACGAAAGTCATCACCGGTGTCTAAAGATGCAAAACAAGCAAAAGAATGGCTATCTAATATTCCAGATGTTAATAATATCTTCCAAACTAAGTCTTATGATGAGTTAAGTAATATTATTAATAGCTGGCTTAATAGTGACGAGGTTGAAACTGAAGGATCTGATTGGTCTGGAAGTAAAACAAAAAATGATGTTCCAGCTACCAAAAGTACTGATGACAACAAAAGTGAATCATACTCTAATCTAGACGATGCTTTTTCTGACTTGATGAGTTAATTCATTTAAAATAAAATTAATTTTGACCCGGATTAATTTCCGGGTTTTTTTATAATGTAATTATAACCCGGGCTTAAACCTGGGTTTTTTTATGACTAAATGTATATATATGTTATATTGAAAGGAGTGGTAAACATGTTAAAAAATATTGACATACTTGATTTGCGAATAAAAGGTGACGAAGGTTACCGTCTTTGTGAAACATTAAGCATAATAAATGGTGATAATGACAATTTAAATGAGGCAACCAGCGCTATTGGTCAAGGTATACAGCGAGTTATAACTTTAGCATTAATGACAGTGTTAGACGATGTAACAGGCGAATTATCTGGTTTGATAGCAGTCGTGCCACTATTATACAAGAATGTCTATGAACTACATCAATCAAACAAAGCGATTGAATCAGCTATTTTATCTGGCCAGAACGATACAGCTAAGCTAAAAGCTCTAAGAAATGATTTAGCTATAGACGTCATTGATATTTTAAACGCAATTATCATCGCATTACCTATTCCTGTAATCGACACAGTCGGAGTATCAGTCATAAACATGTTAGAGAGTGCAATATCCGGTGGCGCGGCTTCCTTAGTAAGCAATCAATTTGAAAAATTATCTGAAAATTTTCCTAAGTTAGCACAGATTCTTAAGATTGTTTCTTATCCGCTAGGTGGTACTGTTATCTTAAAAGCATTTAACAACATTGATGATTTGAGTCCTGAAAATATACAAAATACATTGCATCAGCTCAGCTATGACGAAAGAGAGGTTATTGATATAACACCACAACAGAATGAATTACCAGATAATAATATTAATCAAAGAGCGCTACCTGCGCCAAGTATAGAAGACATATTATCAGAATCAAAACTTCAAAGATGGCAAGTACTATCAGGTATTACATCATGATTGACAGACTAGTTTTAGAAACAAAACTCAGAAAAATAGAGACAGATCGACAAATCCGGTTGACTAGTACAGCACTTATTAGTGAAAAATTTAATCTTGAAGACTACCCGACTGATGAAAGAATTGATGATTTATCAGATTATTTCCAAGATAATCAGTTTGAAGAACCTGAAGCAGAAATGCTAGCATCAAAAGCAGTTGGTGGGGAAGAAGAAGCATTAAAAAAGCTTTCAAAGACAGGAAAATTTGGTGATAAATTAGCCACCGGCTTCAAACAAGGCGCGATGGAATTTGGTGTTAAAAAAGCTGCTGAAAAAAGTATAATGTATACTTTGTCAAAATATGGTATTAAATCCATTCCGCTAGTTGGTTCTTTAGCAGCAGCTATATCTGCGTTGGCTGAGGGTGCCTTATTCTTAAAAGATCTTTACCAGTTTACACAAAAGCTCTTATCAGTGTCAAGTGTTGAATTGGAAGGTGTAACATCTTTACTAGGTGAATATTCAATAATTGATGCAAGTGCAAGTGATCTTAATAGAATAGCAGACGCACTTGAAGCTTCTAATATGTCTGCTGAAGAAGCAACTGAGCTTTATGAAGCATATCGAATGCCTATTAAAAGATTTAAATATTTTTTGGTTGATGTTTGTTTCGCAATAAAAGAAGTAAGCATTGGCTTCTCACTTGGCGCTGCACTCGCAATATCTGTTATACCTGTTGAGTCCGCTTTCAAAGAGGTATTATTTTTTGCTAGTAAACTTATACAAGACACAAAAGCTAAGTCACCTAAAATTCTAAGTATGTTTTTAGACTTAGTATACTCTTTTTCACATTTATTACCAATCATTGGTTTTCTACAAGATCATAACAGGATAGCAGCATTTAGTAGAATTGATGATGCCATGGCACGTTTATCGAATCGAGAATCTAGAGGGACAGCAATGGATATAGCTTTAGATTCTGCTTTTGGCGCTAAAAGATATTATGATATAGCTGACGCAGCAGGTACCGAAATAGCAAAAGGTATAGGTGACATAGACTTTTCAAACGTTATGCAAGAAAATACAACATTAATTAATGAGACTCGCTGGTCAAAACTTGCAGGAATTAATTGAAAATCTTAAAGCTAACATGATATAATACTCCTATACATAAGGAGTAAATATGAAGAAAAATAACGACTTCACCTCTCAATTAATAAAGTCACTTAACAAAGATTATAAAACAAAAGTAGCCTACAATCTTTCTGAAGATGAAAGCCCAACACATGTAAAAAGATGGGTTTCTTCAGGTTCTAAAATGCTAGATTACATTTGTGCAAATCAACCTGATGGCGGTTTTCCAGAAGGTAGGATTGTAGAAATATTTGGACCACCCTCTATTGGGAAGTCTCATGTAGCAACACAGATAGCCCGTAGTACCCAACAAATGGGTGGCATTGTAGTTTATATAGATACTGAAAACGCAACGTCTATCCAGAATCTAGGAAACCTTGGTGTTGATGTTGCACAACGTTTTGTCTATGTTGACACACACTGTACTGAAGAAGTGCTTGATCTAGCTGAAAAGACAATCTTAAAAGCCAGGGCGATGGAAAAAGATGTACCGATTACTATTATCTGGGATTCAGTTGCAGCTTCGTCACCAAAAGCTGAACTATTAGGTGACTACGATAAAGAAACAATAGGCTTGCAAGCACGAGCAATATCAAAAGGTATGCGCAAGATAACGGGTGTTATTGGCCAGACTAATACACTTTTTGTTATCTTAAATCAGATAAGAACAAAAATAGGCGTAATGTATGGCGACCCTGATACTACACCTGGTGGTAAAGCTATCCCCTTTCATTCGTCAATTAGAATTAAGCTTGGTGCCGGACAACAGATTAAAGACGGTGATGATGTAATTGGAATTCAAGTTTGGGCAAAAACTGTTAAAAATAAAGTGGCACCGCCTTTTAGAAAAGTTAATTTTCAAATTCATTTTGGTAAAGGTATTGTTGAGCATGAAGAGATGTTTGACTTGTTAAGAAAACATGGTATTGCTTACGATGATGACGAAGCTAAGCGATCATACCTAGTGTCAGGAGTGGGTGGTTGGAAGTCTATAGAACTATTTGATGAAAACGGTACAGTAATCGATTCTAAAAAGTTTAGAAAAACTGAATTTAATGAAATCATAGAAGATGACTTCTGGGGCCCAATTGTTGATATTATACTAAAAGATGCAATGGTAAAGAAAATGGGTACTTCAGCAGGCGTAGACATTGATACAGAATCATATGAAGAGATGAAGGCACTCGCAGACGAACTGGATATGTAATGGTAAAAAATAGAGTATTGATATTTGACGCATTAAATGTATTTATGCGTCATTATATTGCACACCCAGCAATGTCTGACAATGGTGAACAGATTGGGGGTATTGTTGGTTTTTACTACAATGTAGTTAATATGATTGAAAAGTGTAATCCTGAAAGTGTTGTTGTTGTTTGGGAAGGCGGCGGTTCTAAAAGAAAACGTGATCTATACCCGGATTATAAAAAAGGAAAGCGACCGCCTAAGATGAATCGATACTATGATAAAGAAGAGATGCCTGATTCATTAGAGAATAGAAACTTTCAAATGAGTACGCTTATTGGTATTTTATCTAATTTACCAGTTTGTCAAATTTATGTAGAAGGCGCTGAGGCAGATGATGCAATAGGTTATATGTGCAAATATAAACTTAAA